GCGTAGACAAGTCGGCAGCCGTTTGCCGGGTCAACTTCCATGTCCCGGTTGCGGCGACCGTCACATTCACCTTCATCAACTACTCTGAGGAAGGCTACGACTTCGGTGTTTTTGGCAACATCGATGTGGCACTGAACCACAACTACTATACCGCCGGAAGCAGTGGCGCAACGATCACCGACAGTAGTTATAGGCTGGCTTGCAACACTTCTTCCCACAACAAGTCCACCGAGCAGACTCTCTCGTATTCGATGACGGCGGGCGACCACTACATCGATGTGAAGTACTCCAAGGACGATGCGAGTGCCGGAAACTCCGACACATTGCAGTTCAAGGTGGCGATCACTCTTGATGAACCGTACACGCCACCGACTTACTATAGCTACACCATCTCGAACATCCAGGGCGACCACGCCATCGTGGTGGCGTACACAGGCAGTGGCCCGGTCTTCTACGAGAAGGTGGGATCTACATGGAGCGAGATCCAGGTCGTGAAGGGCTTTGAGAAGGTCGGCGGGGCCTGGGTCGAACGGTCGGATCTCTCGACACTATTCAGCACATCTACACACTACGTAAAGGGTAACTAAGGTGGAGGTAAACCATGAGCAACAAGACATACGACATCCTTAAACAGATCGCCTTGTGGGCGGTTCCGCTGTCCGTTTTCATCGCATCCCTTGGTAACATTTGGGGTCTGCCATATGCCGAACAGATCTCTGCGACACTGGCGGCTATCGATGTTCTTATCGGTGCGGTCATCAGTGTCTCTGCAAAGGCGTATCACGCTAAGACAGAGGCCGAGGATCTCGACATCGACGAGGAGGATCTGTGATGGCGCAGACCATCGTCTCGAACATCCTGTCCCCGGTCATCGTGGCTTTGGTGGGGTACATTGTATGGCTCCTTCAGCAAACCAGGATGGAGCAGAAACAGGCCAGGGACAAAGCCCAGGAGGATGCGGAGAAGGCAACCAAGCAACTTGCCGCCATCAGCGGTGGTGTCTGCTTCCTCCTTCGGGAGCGGCTCGACAAATACCACACACGGTACTGCGTCCGTGGCGAATCGATGAGCAAGACCGACTTCGAGGATGTCGAAACGTGCTATCATTACTACTCCGAACTGGGTGGCAACGGCACGGGCGAGAAGGAGTACACCGAACTGAGGTCACTCGACATCACGGAATAGCCCTAATCGGTCATGAGCATCGATTCTGACGGGTTTTACGGCTTCAACGATAAATCTATCGATGGGAGGAAAACTATGGCTACAAAAGTGTTCACGCCGTGGCTGTCCGCTCCGGCGGCAACTAACAAGAAATGGATCAACACCGCCTATGGTGGTTATAACAAGTGCATCACCATCAACACCCCTACGGGCAGCTGCCTTCCGAACTGTGTCGGGTGGGCCTGGGGTAGATGGGTCGGCCTCGTGGGCAAGAACCACAAGCTGTCCCGGTCGAACGCCGAGGACTGGTACGTGACCAACGATGGCTATACGAGAGGGCAGACTCCGAAGTTGGGCGCGGTCGCCTGTTGGAGAGGCGGCAGAGTGGGGGACAACACCGACGGCAGAGGCCATGTCGGGATCGTAGAAAAGATCTACTCTGATAAGAGCATCCTCTGCTCCATGTCCGACGCGTGGGGATCTCGGTTCTACACCATGAAGCTGAAACCACCGTATGCTTTGGCCGGTCTCACGTTCCAGGGCTTCATCTACACTCCGACGACCTACGTTGAAAAAACGAACAGTAGTTCGACTAAGAAGAAAGAGGTGACTTGCAAGGGTGTTGCGACTCATTACAGCGCATCGCTTGCTGGCACTTATAAGACGACCGCGAATCTGCATTGCAGAGATGCGGCCGGAACGAAGCACGCATCCCTGGTGGTGATCCCTAAAGGCACCAAGGTCAAGAACTACGGATACTACTCGGTGGCTGACGGTACCAAGTGGCTGTGCATCCAGTTCACACTGAAAGGCACGACCTACACGGGCTTCAGTTCCAAGGAGTATCTGAAGAAGATCTGACCGGGAAACGATAACAGATTATCGTAAACAACATTGCGTCCAACTACTTTTCATACACTCCTTTCTGACGAAGCGGCGACCTACGGGTCGTCGTTTCGTTTATCCAGGCCTTAAAACGCAATTTTGGGCCTCAACGAAAACAGCCCCGTGACGGAAGATCACGGGGCTGCGGATACAGGAGGGAAAGAACTGTATCCAATGAAAATGAAAGGAGGCCCACAGGAAATGAACAAGCCTTTGGGCATGGATTATATTACCACACGGATCTTCGTTTGTGGTGGCTTGATTTTGGGGCTTGCAGAGCGACCGCAGAAAAAGTTTGTTATTGTGATGAAACATTATTGACAACCCATGTTCGTGGTGGTACTATAGTGATGCGGGCAAGAGATGCCCGCCACAGATGGAGCCGCCCGGTGGGGCGGTAAAAAAATCCGAAGTGTCTATTCCCAAAATTATGATTTACGGAATTATCTGACAAATCATTGTTTTGCGTGGCTAACTTTAGATTTTGAACTAAAATCCATCTGTGAAAGCAGATGGTTTTTTTCATTACAGGAGGTCTCTTATGAGGACAGAAATCAACCGAAAAGTAGCGGTCATCGACGAGCAAAACGGCAGGGCCTTCGAGAGGGCATTCAACGAGAAGATGAAGGAACTCTCTCGCTACAAGGTCAACATCGAGCGGGGCATCACCAAGGACTACCTGGTGTACATCTACTACGAAATCGAAGAGAAGGTCCCGGAATCGGCCAAAGAGGAGTTCAAACTCCGAGGCGAACTTTACCAGTGCGGGGACTGCCCGTTCATCAAGTACGGGGAGGGGAGAGATCACTCCTGTCCGAGGAGCAAGAAAATCCACACGGATACCCCGGCGTGCAGTTACTTCTACGAGGCCCTCAAAGAGGGAAGGATCGAGGTGGAGTAGATGAAGACCTTCAGATTCAACGGGAAAACCTATAGATGGAATGTGTTCAAGATGAATAACGTCGCCCTGTGGGTGGGCATCGTCGCCGTGATGGCGGTCACGATCCTCTCCCTGTGGGCGGGAACGGCGGTGGCATCGGCCTACTTGGGGTAGACACTCCTCCCCGGGCAGACTTCCGAAGCGCAGCGGAAGCCGGGGAGGATGCCTATAAAAGTGCTGTGGTGTGCAGGGCGGCGACCTTGATTGTAAATGTTTCCTCTCTCACTTTTCCTATAAACCAGCTTCCCGACATCACAGCATTTATCAAAGAAGAACAGCATGGATGGGCCACCGGGTCGACGGTCGCCACGAAGCCGTGGATGGACTTCAGAGCGGTGACGGATACGTCGTCCACACAGTATGCGCTCATCCAGCAAGCCAATATCGAGCCGGATGGTCGGCTCACGATTGACGGCTACACCCTTGTGGCTATGGGCCACAACTGGGGATATGTCGGCGAGAAGATGATCGCCATCATCGGCGGCAGAGAGGTGCCGATTATAAAGGCGGACGAAAAGCAGAACATCCACACATTAGGCTGCGAGGGATGGCTTGGGATGGATGGACACGTCCTCGAATGCATCGTGGACACGAACACGTTAGATGAGATGGCCCTGGTCATGGGCGACTGCGATTACCTCGCACACATGAACGGGACCGTCACAGAGATAGTGAAAGGAGAATAAACATGAAGTACAACGTAGCAATCAGAGATGACGAATACGGCACTGTCAAGGGAACGCTTGACGATCGCGCAACTAACCCGGAAGACCTCTTCTTTGCGGTTTCTAACCTGGCGCATTACATCGGGGCGAAGCTGACACTGGAGATTGAAATGCAGACCTGGGATGACCTCCCGGAGGCAACGGAATGATGTGGTGCGAGAGATGCGCCGAGGCGGTCGACCCGAACATCATGTATGACTATCTTCCGCACTGGGAACTCGGCGAAGAGAACCACTGGGAGCAGTTGGATGTCTGCCGATGCCCGAACTGCGGGTCGGTGATATGTGACGAGCCGGGCAACTGCGAAGTGACTGGCGAACCGTGCGACCCGAACAAAAACCTGTCCGTAGATATGTACAGCCTGTTCGGCCAGTACCTCGATCCGGCAATAGACGGAATCGAGGCAATGCTCAAGGCCAGGGGCTACAACTACACCCGGTTCAAGATCGCCGACTTCATCACCGAGTGGATGGAAGACTATGTCAATTAGCTGTGTAAAGACGGACTGCTTCGGAAACCGCTTCGGACGGTGCAATGTGCTGTCCGAAGCATTCGAGAAGGAATGCCCGTTCTACAAAACGGTCGAGCAACACGACGAGGACTTGGCGAAAAAGAACCAGCGGCTTGCCCGCTTGGGCATCCAGGAAGCCTTCGAGAAGGCGTACAAGACGAGGGACCGGAGGAAACAATGACACAGGCAGAGAAGGTGCTGGCCTACATCAACGTATACGGGAGCATCACGCAGAGGGAAGCGATCCCGATTGGCGTGTACAGGCTGTCCGCAAGAGTGTGGGACCTGAGGCACGCTGGACACAACATCGTAGGCGAAAAGAAGAAAGTAAGGAACGCAGACGGCTCCTTCAGCCGCATCTCGTTCTACAGATTGGGGGAGGAACATGAAAGAACTCTGTGAGATCCAAAAGAAGCTGAAGGCCCCGAAGGGCCAGTACAACAGCTTCGGGAAGTACTACTACCGCTCCTGCGAGGACATCCTCGAGGCGGTCAAGCCGCTCCTGTCAGAGTATGGGTGTCAGATGACGCTCTCTGACGAAATGGTCTGCGTGGGCATCCGCAACTACATCAAAGCTACTGCCACGATCAGAAAGGGCGAAGAGTCTGTAGCCACCACAGCATGGGCGAGAGAAGACGAGACCAAGAAGGGCATGGACGGCTCTCAAATCACTGGCACGGCAAGCAGCTATGCACGGAAGTATGCTCTGAACGGCCTCTTTCTCATCGATGACACGAAGGATGCCGACACGGACGCATATGTCGAGCAGACGAAGAAGAAGACCGAGCCGAAGGAAGACCTCAAAGCCATCGCCCCGGACCTCGATGCTCCGGCACCTAAAGCGAAGATCAACGAGATGCTCACACTCATCAAGATGCGTGGCCTTGTGCCTCAGGACTTCTGCGCCGAGCATGGGATCTACACCCTTAAGGGCATCACGAACGCAGAAGTAGGGAAGATCCTGGCGGCACTGAATTGACATCCATCATTCAAGACAACTGGGAGGAATGCTACCTTTGCGGTGGCGTAGCGACAGAAGAACACCATGTTTTCAACGGGCCGGACAGGAAGGCCGCAGACAAATACGGTCTGACTGTCCACCTTTGCCCGCACTGCCACAGAACTGCTCCATATGCGGCCCACAAGGACATCAACACAAAGCGGATGCTGCAGCAGATAGGGCAGACGGCTTTTGAACGTAGGCACGGGCATGAGGAGTTCATGCGGATATTCGGGAGGAACTACCTGTGAAATTTATAGAACAGCCAAGGGTCGAACTCCTGTATGACCGCACCAGGCTGACGCTGACGGTGGACAACAAGAGTCGGCGAGAGATCCTCGACATGATAGACAAGATCGACATCAAGAACGACTACGATCTGTCTGTCGATATCCATCGAAATAAGAGGTCTTTGGACGCAAACGGGTACCTGTGGGTGTTGATACGGAAAATTGCTGTACGGCTTAATATGAGGCCCACGGAGGTATACCGAAGGCTGATACAGGAGTCAACGAACTACACGATCGTCCCGATCCGTGAAGATGCCATCGGCGAGTGGAACCGCATATGGTCCTCTCACGGGACCGGGTGGCTGACGGAAGACATGGGGGCCTGTAGGAACACGGCGGGATATCACAACATCAAGTGCTTTTACGGATCGTCCACGTACGACTCGAAGCAGATGTCGCAACTTCTCGACATCGTTATCGAGGAATGCAAGGCCCAGGGCATTGAGTACATGAGCGACGAAGAACTGGCAAGACTGAAGGCAGAATGGCAATGAGTGAGGGATACATCAAGATACACAGGAAAATGCTGGACTGGGAATGGTATGACGATCTGAACACGCGGTGTGTCTTCCTCCATCTGCTCCTAACGGCGAACTGGAGGGAGCGACGATGGCACGGGATCGTCATCGAGCCTGGGCAGGTCATCACCGGGCGCAAGCAACTGGCGGATGAGGTCGGGATCTCAGAAAGAGCGGTACGTACTGCTTTAGTTAAGCTTGTCAAGTCCAAGACCATCTCGCTAAAAACGACCAACAAAGGAACGGTCATAACCGTTGAAAATTGGGCAAAATACCAAGTCTGTGACGTCGATAGTGACCAGCAAGTGACCAGCGAACGACCAGCAAACGACCAGCAAACGACCAGTAAAGAAGAAGGTAAGAAAGAAAGAAGATCTACTAACGTAGATGATACATACGTGCATTTCGCCGATATGTGGAACCAAATCTGCCCATCTCTTCCGGCGGTGAAGAAGATGACACCAGCCCGGAAGAAGAAGGTCGAGGCGATCCTAAAGGACTACACCGAGGCGGATCTACTGGAGGCGATGAACCGGGTAGAGGCATCTGACTTCCTGTCTGGCCGGAACGGCGGATGGAAGGCCAACTTCGACTGGGTGATCAATCAGAACAACTTCGTGAAGGTCCTGGAGGGCAACTACGAGAACAAGATGCCGAGACGGACGAGAACGGAAACCGAGTTCGATGCGGCGAGGAGGAGGATACAGGAACAGTATGAACGAGTTACAAGTCTTGGAACGAGAACTGCAAGCCTGTGACGCGCGGCAGAAGGAACTCGCCACGATGGCGGGGAAACTCCGGGCAGAGGCGGATATGCTGTCTTGCCTCAATGCGCTCAAGGCATACGGATATAGGCTGCCGGATGTACGGCCCGATCAGATAGCCCGGCTATGGGAGCGAGGGCTGGAGGAGTACATCGTCCTCTACGGCATGGACGTCATCAAACTTGCCATCATGCAGTACGCCGAGAACGATGATCGTGAGTACAAAGCGTTCCCGACCATCCCGGAGATAAAGGCAGTCTGCAAGCGGATGGGCAGAAATCCGAAAGCAGAGTACGCCCGCAGACAGCATGAGGCCATCGTGAAACGGATGACCGAGGAACGTGAAGAACAGGTCCAGGCGTGGCTCACGCCGGAGAAGGAAGCAATGCTCGATGCGTCGTTCGAGGCCATGAAGGGAGGTGCAGATGACTGACGAGGAACGCAGAGAGAGGGAACGAGAACGGAAGCGCAAGTGGTATAGGGCGAACCGTGAAAAGTGCATAGCTGCGGCGAGGGCGTGGCAAGACGAACACCAAGAGGAAGTCAAGGCCTACATGAGGCAGTACTACCTCAAGAACAAGGATCGGCTTGACGCCTATCGAAAAGAGTGGCGCGAGAAGAACCCGGACTATATGCGGGCATATAACGCCGCTTACAGGAAGGCACATCACGAGGAGATCATCGAAGCGCAGCGCGAAAGACGGAAGCAGAAAAAGGAGAAAGAGAATGTTTGAGAACAACGTAAGCATTACCGGGAACTTGACAGCAGACCCGGAGATGAGATATGGAGCGGACTCGCAGATGGCCATCTTGAAGTTCAGAGTGGCCGTCAACAGACAGAAGCGGAATGGCGAAGACCGGGGCGCGGACTTTATCAACTGCGTGGCATTCGGGAAGACTGCCGAAGTTGCCGAGAAATACCTCGTTAAGGGTTTTAAGGTCGGAGTTCATGGCAGATGGACAACGGGCCAGTACAAGGACAAGGACGGGAAGACGGTCTTCACCAACGAACTGACCGTGGAGGATCTCCTCTTCCTGTCCAGGCGTGACGAGGTCCCGCGCAAGGAGCCAAGTGTGGCTGACACGTTCGCCGCGCTCAACGAGGACGTACCGTTTTAGGAGGTAAAGATGGCTTACACATTAGGAAGCCTGTTTGATGGCTCCGGCGGGTTCCCGCTCTGCGCCACGTTGTGCGGCATCGAACCGCGGTGGGCAGCAGAAGTTGAACCATACCCGATAGCTGTGACGCGGTCGAGATTCCCACACATGAAACACTTGGGCGATGTGTCCAAGGTGAGCGGAGCGGAAATCGAGCCTGTTGATATCATTAGCTTTGGAAGCCCTTGCCAGGATCTGTCGGTGGCGGGAACTAGACACGGTCTTAAACACGAGGCAAATGGAGACGATGAAACAACAAGAAGCGGCCTCTTCATGGAGGCTGTAAGAATCATCAAGGAGATGCGAGATGCCACAAGTGGACGATATCCAGCTTTCGCTCTTTGGGAAAATGTTCCCGGAGCATTCAGTTCAAACCACGGAGAAGACTTCCGCACAGTACTCGAAAGCCTCATCCAAATCGCAGAGCCGGAGGCCGTTATGCCTGAGGTTCCG